GCTACGCTGCAAAGTTCAACTCACCATCAGAAGACTTGGGTGGATTTGTTGAGACTATTGAAGCTGGCGCATTCCGCCGCTCGCTACGCTCTCGCAACGATGTAAAGCTGTTGGTCAATCACGACACAGGCCGAGTTCTCGCATCTACTCGCTCAGGCACAATGAAGCTTTATGAAGACGAGATTGGTCTCAGGGTAGAAGCAAGCCTCCCGAATACAACTGACGGCAGAGACATGGCAGAACTTCTCCGCAGAGGCGACCTAAACAAGATGTCATTTGGATTCTCTGTCATCAAGGATTCATGGAACAACGAAATGACCGAAAGAACTCTAAAGTCTGTCAGATTATTTGAGACAAGCATTGTCGCTTTTCCAGCCTATGCCGCAACTGAAGCAATGGTTCGCTCACTTGACAAGACGGCTAAAAGAGCGCAGGTTGACGCTGACGAACTAGCAGACGCAGTTCTAAAGCTAGAAGAGGGCGCAGACCTAAGCGACTCTGAGGCAGAGCTAATCAAGAAAGTTGTTGACACTCTTTCGCCTGTGACACAGGTAGAAGAAGAAAAAGCAGAAGAACCAAACCTGCTCGACCTAAAGCGCAAACAGCTTGACCTACTACTAAAGAGAAACTAATGGCAAGCAAAGAGCAGATTAAGCAGACCATTCTTGCAATCGCAGGAGACCCTAGCGTTGGAGAAGTTTATTCACTAGCTGACAAGTGGGCTGATGCTATTTGGAAGTTAGACAACAAAGATGTCGCAGTCAACGAAGACAGCGATAGAAACAGCGGCGCATCGGCGACAGCCGCTACAAAGGAAACTCGCATTCTTAAACCAACTGAAACGCGCAACCCCTGAGCGCAAGGTTTTAGCGAGTAACCACCCCAGAGGGTCTAATCCTTTCTACCTCTGGGGTTTTCCTTTACCTAGTAGAATATAAACAGGGTTGAGTGTAAGCACCGCCTGTTATTCAGTTCTGCGTAAGCGCGGCTGAAGTCAATAAAACTATTAGGAGACCAAAATGTCACAGTCCTTTATTAAGGCACAGGCTGAGGCTCGTGCAAAGGCATGGGAGGAAGCAAAGGCCCTGCTTGACTCCGCCGCTGCTGAGAAGCGCGACTTGACTGCTGAAGAGCAGAACAAGTTCGACCGCATTAACGCAGACCTAGACGAGCGTGCAGCCGCAATTGAAACCATCCGCAAGGCAGAAGAGCGTGAGGCTAAGGCCGCATCTCTAGCAAGCGGTTATGAAGTAGCACAGACTTCAAAGTCTGACTACGACTATGTTCGCGCACTTGTAAGAGGAGAGATTCGTTCTCACCAATTCGAGACTCGCGGAACAATGACACCATCCAACGCTTCTGGCGTTGTGCCTCAGTCTTTTCTGAATCGCGTATATGAGCTTGCGAGAGAAGCAGGACCGATGCTCGACCTCGGAGAGCGTTTTGAAACTGCGGCTGGAAATGATTTGAAGATTCCAATTTTGACAAATTACGCAACTGCTGTTCTTGAGACACCAGGTGCAACCATTGACGAGTCAGAGCCAACCTTCAGTTCAATCACTCTGGGAGCTTATAAATATGCATTCCTCGTGCCTGTAAGTTCCGAACTTCTACAGGACTCTTCGCTGGACCTCGCAGAAGTTCTTGCTCGTGCTGCTGGTAACTCAATCGGTGTTGCAGTAAACGCTGCACTAACCACAGGTGACGGAAGCGACAAGCCAGAAGGTATTATGACTGCTGCTGGAACTGGAGTTTCTGGAACTATCGCAGGTGGTCTGTTTACCGCTGACCAGCTCATTGACCTCACCTACAGTGTTGACCCACTAGTGAGACGCCTACCAGGCACAGCTTGGCTAATGTCCCCAACCGCAATTCGCAATGCTCGCAAGCTAAAGACGACAGATGGTTACTACCTGTTTGAGCCTGGTCTCAACGGCGCAACCGCTGACACTCTTCTCGGTTACCGCGTGCATGAAAATCCAGCGGTCGCTGCTGTTGGTTCGGCTGCGGCAAGCGTGGGCTTTGGACACATCCCGTCATTCAAGATTCGTCTTGCAGGCGGGTTGCGAGTCGATAGAAGCGATGATTTCAAATTTGGAAACGATTTGAGCGTCTTCCGCTTCATGCTTCGTGTGGATTCAGCACTTTCCCACCAGGCCCATTTCCAGGTGTTCAAGGGTTCGGCTGCATAGTCAACCTAAGATATCTAGCAAGTCCCTCGACCAAAAGTCGGGGGATTTTGCTATTCTGGGGAAAGAAAGGAAAACATGAAACCAGAACAGCTAGACCTCACAATAACGACCTATTCAAATTCGCCATATCAAGCAACTGGATATGGATGGCAAGTCGGACAGCTCGTTGACAATCTTGCAAAGCATGGCGTGAATGTTGCCCATGTTTCTAACTACGGATTAGAAGGAAGCAACTCAACGCACAAAACTCCATATGGAGATATCCCGCACTACGCAAGAGGCTACGACCCTATGTCCCAGGACTCGCTTGCAGTCGGACACAAGATGCAAGCAATGAAGAAGGATTGGAAAGATTACATCCTGACCCTTTGCGATGTCTGGGTTCTGAAGTCAGAGATGTGGCCCACAAATGAGTTCGCCAACATTCTGAGCTGGACACCGCTCGACCATATCTCAATGCCTCCTGCGGTAAAGCGTTGGCTAGATAAAGACAATGTAACTCCAATTGCAATGTCACCTTTTGGCATGGAGCAACTAAACGATGTTGGCATCGAGGGCATCTACATCCCGCACTCGATTGACACAGTTTCTACCTTCAAGCCCACAGACAAAATCGGCAAGCAAGATGCAAGAGAGTTTTTAGGAATCAAAGAAGACGACTTCTTGATTGTTGTCAATGCAGCTAACAAGGCAAACAAATCAGTTCATAGAAAATCTTTCGATACTGTATTCATGGCCTTCGCAATGTTTAGGCAAAATCACCCGAACGCTTATATGTATGTTCACACCGAACCCAAGGGTGTTTATGGCGGCTTTCATCTTCCCCGACTGGCCGAGGCTTGCGGGCTAGACATGTCTTCTGTTATCTTCCCTGACCCAATTGACTACCGCTTGGGAGTTGACCCTAAAGACCTAGCTGGCTTTTATTCTGCTGCTGATGTTGCTTTGCAAGTTTCTCTTGGTGGCGGGTTTGAAATCCCAATCATCGAGGCTCAGGCTTGTGGCACAAGAGTCATCGCATCCGACTGGACTGGTCCAAGAGATTTAGTTGCAGAAGATGGATTCAAGGTAACTGGACAGCTCTTCTGGGATGAGGCGCAGGTTGCATGGTGGAAAACTCCGTCAATCCCTTCAATTGCTCAGCAGCTAGAGAAGGCTTATGAAGTCTCAAAGGCAGAAGGTCGTTACTCGGAAACCTCCCGCAAGTTCGCTCAGCAATTTGACAATGCTAAAGTCTGGAATCACTATTGGTTACCATTCCTCAAGACCCTGGTCTAATCTCTTTACCCCTAGCAATTTGGGGTGATGGTTATTCTCAATTCCTGCCTCAATGGTGGGCGGGAGTGCAGTCGCTTGAGACTAAGCCGTTTGAGATAAACATTGTCACCGATGAGAAAAACTGGGAACAGGTCAAGGCGAGTGTTCCAAATGAGGGTGTTGTCAGGGTAGTAAAAGAAAACCTAAACAGCTATGCCGAGTATTGGAACAAAGCAATCTATCTATGCGTTGGCAAGTGGATAGCTCTTTGCAATGTTGACGATTACTTCCTGCCAGGCGGACTCAACTCAATTCCTCTTGCGGAAGAGGCTGGCTGCAACCTTGTCTGCGACTGGATTAGAACCAAAGGCACAGATTCAGTCCAACAATGTATTTGGTCTCCAGAAACCCTTGACGATGAGTTCCCTTTAGGCGGTGCTAACCCCATGACCAGAGACCTCTGGCAAGCCTCTGGAGGCTTCCCAGAAGGCATAAGATTCGCCGACTGGGGTCTCGCGCTACACATGAGAAAAACTGGTCTTGTAAAGCCGTATAACACCCCTACGATGAGGATTGTTTTTGACAGAGGTTATGACCGCATGACAACCTCTGGAGCATTGGTTGGGCCTGATGAAAGAGCAGAGGGCATGGAGCAGATTAGGCAGCTATCAAGGTCGCTCAGGTGAGGGTTCTCATCTTGGGAGCTGAGGGGATGCTTGGCTCGGCGATGGTCAAAGAGCTTTCTTCTTTTGACCTGATTGCACCCTCACGCTCGGAGTATGAAGCACCTGACTCAATTGACCGATTCATACTGACCGAAGGCGATGTTGTTATTAACTGCATTGGTGTAATCCCACAGAAGAAACCGACAGTTGAAAAGCTGGAAAAGATAAACGGCGATTTCCCACATCTGCTCGCAACTCGCAAAGACCTTTACTTCATTCAGATTGCAACTGACTGCGTGTTTGCAGGCGACAAGGGTTTCTATACCGAAGACTCCGAGCGAGACGCTACCGACCCCTACGGCGTGAGCAAGAAGCGTGGCGAGGTCTCTGCATCGAACTGGCTCAACCTTCGATGCTCGATAATCGGAGCGAACGGCACAGGCTCGCTATTCGACTGGGTGAAGAACCAACCCGAAGGCGCAAGGATAAACGGCTTTGTCAATCACTACTGGAACGGCGTGACAACTCAGGCGTTTGCAAGGGTGGTCGCAGGGATAATAAAACAGAATTACTTATTGGCTGGAACTCAGCACCTAGTCCCCGATGACTGGGTTTCCAAATACGACCTAGTAAAGATGATTGCCAAGCGGCTAGGCAGAGATGATATCGAAGTGATACCAACCATAACCAACATGATTGACCGCAGACTTGCTACCAAGTTCAGCTACACCAACCGACTCCTCTGGCGCAACAGCCGCTACCTCCGAGGGCCGATGATTTCGGAGATGGTCAGAACAATGTCGGTAGAATAGAGGCTGGAGGAATCTATGGCAATATCCAATGGCTACGCAACTCTTACTCAAATCAAGGCGGCTCTTGGCATAGCCGATGGGATAGATGACCCATTGCTAGAGATGGCGATTGAATCAGCCTCTCGCCAGATTGACTCTTACACCGAGCGCTATTTCTACAACGCTGGAACAGCGACAAAGGTTTTCGCACCGCTTGACAACTATGTCTGCCCAACCGAGGATTTCATCACCCTGACTCGCGTCAAGACATCAGAAGACGGCGAGACTTATGACACAACTTGGGAAGCTAAAGACTGGCAGGCAGA